TACTCTCTTTATGAAATCCATGCGGATTTGGTCATCGAAGGTGTCGATGAAGAAGATGACGAGATAGCCAAGCCTTACGTGGTAACTATAGACCGAGGCACAGGGGAAGTGCTTTCGGTTAGACGTAATTGGAATCCTGACGACATGTTGTCACTAAAACGTCAACATTTTGTCCATTATGTCTACGTGCCCGGATTTGGCTTCTATGGTCTTGGTTTAATCCACATTATTGGCGGTTATGCTCGCGCTGGTACGTCACTAATCCGTCAATTAGTTGACGCTGGTACTCTTTCTAACCTGCCCGGTGGCTTGAAATCGAGGGGTTTGAGGGTCAAGGGGGACGATACTCCCATTGGTCCGGGGGAGTTCAGGGATGTCGATGTGCCGTCTGGTTCCATACGAGAGAACATTATGCCCCTCCCGTACAAGGAGCCCAGCCAGACTTTGATGGCGTTGCTCAAGCAGATCACTGATGAAGGCCGCAGATTAGGGGCTATTAGTGACGTAAACATCTCCGATATGAGCGCAAACGCCCCGGTGGGCACTACGTTGGCTTTGTTAGAGCGCACTCTCAAGCCTATGACAGCCGTACAGGCGCGGGTTCACTACGCTATGAAGCAGGAGTTCAAGCTGCTGAGAGCGATAATTGCCGAGTATGCTCCGGATGAGTATATGTACCTACCTTACAGGGCGGAGCCCCGTGCGAAGCGGTCTGACTATGACATGGTTGAGGTTATACCGGTAAGCGACCCCAACAGCAGCACAATGGCCCAGAGGGTTGTCCAGTACCAGACGGTGCTGCAGATGGCTCAGAATGCGCCTCAGATATACGACCTGCCACAGTTACACAGGCAGATGATCGAGGTTCTTGGCATTAAAAATGCTGACAAGCTGGTGCCCACTACTGACGACATAAAGCCAATAGACCCCGTTAGCGAGAATATGAACGTGCTGGTTGGTAAGCCCGTGAAGGCGTTTATTTATCAGGACCACGACGCCCATATACAGACGCACCAAGCGTTTATGCAGGACCCGCAGATAGCCCAGATGGTAGGGCAAAACCCTGCTGCTAGGTCCATTATGGCCGCCCTTCAAGCTCACTTGGCGGAACATATGGCGTTCAGTTACTACAAACAGATTGAGATGAAGATTGGGGCCCCGCTCACCGCTCCCGGCGAAGAGCTGCCAGAAGAGACCGAAATTCTTCTGTCCCAAGTTATGGCACAAGCAGCCATACAAAACACCCAAGCCAAGCAACAACAAGCGGCGCAACAGCAAGCTCAACAAAAGGCCCAAGACCCGCTGTTCCAGTTGCAACAGGCTGAAGTGCAGGTTAAAGCGCAGGAAGTACAGCGCAAAGCCCAGAAAGACGCTCAAGATATGCAGTTGGCTCAAGACAAACTGGAGCTTGAGAAGCAGAAAGCAGCAAACACGGCTACCCTCGAAGCCGAGCGGATCGCCGCTCAAAACGAGCAAGCAGCTACTAAGTCCAGCCTAGATCGGGCTAAAGCCCTGCTAGATGTAGCTAAAGAGCAAAACAATATGGAGCCTAAATAATGGCTAAAACCGTCTTTGACGTGCTAGATGAAAGACTCGCTGAACATCAGCGTAGCATCCAAGATTTTATGTGCGGTGGTAGTGCAGAAAACTACGCTGCATATAAAGACGCCTGCGGAGCCTTTCGGGGTCTGGCTATCGCGAGGCGGGAGATAGAAGACCTCTCGCGAAACTATATGGAAGATGAAGATGACTGAATCAACCCCGGCTATGACCGAGCTGGAGCAACAACGGCAGGCGAGGATACTCGCTGACCAGCAACGTGAGTTAGAACTAGAAGCAGCTATACCCAAGCCTGTGGGCTACAGGGTGCTGATCGCGCTGCCCAGCGTAGAAGAGACTTTTGGAGATAGTGGGCTTGTTAAGGCTAACGAGACTATGCGCCATGAGTATGTGCTTTCTATTATTGGGTTAGTGCTGGATATGGGCGAGCAAGCCTATAAAGATGAAGACAGGTTCCCCGGAGGGGCTTGGTGTAAACCCGGAGATTACGTGATGTTCCGAGCAAACACAGGCACTAGGTTCAAGATTGGGGAGCAAGAGTATCGCCTGATGAACGACGATTCTATCGAGGCGGTGGTACCAAACCCGAGACTTGTGTCTCGTGCCGCATAAGGAGTAACTATTATGCCTATGCAACAAGTTGAGTTTGAGTTTCCTGAAGGTGATAAGGAAGAGGAAACTAAAAAGGTAGATAGTAAGCAAGAGGAGGTTGTCGAAGAGACTACTGATGAGATTGAGGTAGAGATAGTCGATGATACTCCCGAGGAAGACAGGAATCGTAAGCCTGCGCCTCCCCCTAAAGATGTTACCGATGATGAGTTGGCTGAGTACAGCGAGAAAGTACAGAAACGCATTAAGCACTTCAATAAAGGCTATCACGACGAAAGACGTGCTAGAGAAGCTGCAGAACGTCAACGGGATGAGATGGCTGAAGTTACTAAAAACCTCTACGAAGAAGTTTCAAAACTTAGAGCCAATAACGACCGTAGCCAGAGTGTCATACTCGAACAGGCTAAGAAACAGGTCGCTAACGAGATGGAAGTCGCCAAACGTATGTACAAGGAGGCTTATGAATCCGGTGACCCGGATGCGCTTGTAGCTGCCCAAGAGGCGCTTACTACAGCAAAGATAAGGGCAGAGAAGGTTGCTTCGTTTAAACCTAAGCCTTTACAAACTAAGGAGAATCCTGTACAAAACGATACTAATACTTCGCTACCTCCAAGAACACAACAACCTCGACCCCAGCCGGACCCTAAAGCACAGGCTTGGAGAGAAGAGAATACGTGGTTTGGAGGCAGTGACCCTACAGAACAAGAGATGACTAATTTCGCTCTTTCTGTAGACAGAACGTTAAAGGCCGAGGGTGTCGATCCTCGCTCTGACGAATACTACGAGAGAATAAATTCTCGTATGCGAAAAGTGTACTCCGAATACTTTGAATCCGGAGACTTAGAAACCCCGGAAGCTAGAAAGGGGTCGAGTAATGTGGTGGCACCCGCTACGCGGAGCACAGCACCAAAAAAGGTGCGATTAACGCCTTCACAAACTCAGATCGCTAAAAGGCTTGGGTTGTCTAATGAGCAATACGCCCGAGAGGCTGCAAAATTGATGAGGAAACAGTAATGGCTAATAACAGATTAGACCGAGAGTTGGATACCCGCGAGCGAACCGTAAGGAAACCCGCGTGGAAACGCCCTGAAGTACTGCCTAATCCGACCCCGGAAGAGGGGTATACGTACCATTGGGTGCGTGTTAGTACTAGGGGTGAACCCGATCCGACTAATGTTTCCGCTAAGTTAAGAGAAGGCTGGGAACCCGTACTGGCTACGGCCCACCCGGAGATTGTTATGACTGGCGTCGAAAACGAACGCTTTAAAGATAACATCGTGATGGGTGGTCTTTTGCTATGTAAGGCCCCGATTGAACTGGTCGAAGAGCGTAATGCTTATTATAGGGAGCAAGCTAAAGGCCAGATGACCTCGGTGGATAACAGCCTTATGAGAGAAAATGATCCTAGAATGCCTCTGTTTAACGACAGAAAATCTACGGTCACTTTTGGTAAAGGTTAACTTTTAAGGAGTCTAAAATGGCAACTACTGCTGCCCCTTACGGGTTAAAGCCCGTAAAACGTGCTGACGGGATGCCGTATGCTGGCGCTACCTCTCAGTATTTGATTGACCCTGCCGGTGAAGCAACTAACCTGTTTTATGGTCAAGTTGTAACTATCGGTTCTGATGGGTACATTGCTCTGGCTACCGGTTCAGGTGCTGACCTCACTACTAATAACCTTGGCGCTGCCAATGTAGGTGGTATCGGCGTTTTTGTCGGCTGTGAGTACACCAACTCTTCAGGTCAGGTTGTACAAGCCCAGTATTACCCTAGTGGTACTGCTAACGGCGGTACGATCAAAGCCTATGTGGTTGATGATCCTAACGTTCTGTTCCAAGCTCAACTTGATG